AGTATTGAAAAGGTAACTAGAAGCATATTTCATTGGTGCTGGAGAGTACAAACTCAAAGAAAACATAATGCAAAAAAAAAAAAGAAATGAGTTTTATTTTAACAATGATGATTTGTTCTGTCATAAATGGCAAAACTCAATGTGTTCCACCTATAACATTCAAAGATAAATATTCAGATGCTTATGATTGTATGGTTGATGGATATGTTAAGTCACAAGAAAAGACGATTGAACTAGGTAGAGAAGATGTTAATAAATACAACATCTATATAAAATTTGGTTGCTATGAAGATAACTCTAACAAAACCCCAGCATCATATATCGTCATCAAATAAAAGGTTCAGAGTTTTAATATCAGGTAGAAGATTTGGTAAAACATATCTTGCTATAACTGAGATGATGAAATATGCGGCACTACCTAATCAAAAGATATGGTATGTAGCACCAACTCTTAAAATGGCAAAAGACATTTGCTGGTCAAACTTGAAAGAGATACTTAATAAATTTAATTGGATAGAAGATATAAACGAAACTACTCTTACAATAACAATACGAAAAACTAAAAGCACTATATCACTAAAGTCTGCTGATTTACCAGATACACTTAGAGGTACAGGATTAAATTTTTTAATATTAGATGAGTTTGCTGACATAGACAAAAGAGCATGGTTTGAAGTTCTTAGAGCATC